ATTACACAAAACATCAAGACATAAATATGAGCACTTCTTGGGCTGATATGTGTGAAGAGGGGTTTATTCCCCCAAACGACCTTGAACCTCTCCTGTTTGAGGATTTTGATGAGCCTTTCTTGAGTATAGCGACTTCAAACGATCCTAGCTTCTGCTGCAGGCGCCCATTTGAAGGTGAAGTCACACATACAATTTTGTCATCATTGCACATATTAGAAACACTTGATCCTACAAAGAATGTGGAGTGCCTGCATTCTGAGATAGCCAGGTGCTACAATGCCATTGATGAATCTATCAGCTTGGGTTTAGACGAAAACTATTATTACAATGCAGCTGACGTGCTATTAAGGACAAGACATGAAATATTGTCAAAGGTGTCTATGTTGTGTGTCGGGAAAGTTCCTGAAAAGAGTGATGTTAGGTTCTGTGACAAGCTTGAAATATCTTCGGAAAGAACTCCCGATTATATAGAAGTAAATGACAACGGCGTGCTCATCATAGAGTTTACAGCTAGCTCAAATGTAGAGAGGGCATTTGCATCCAAAGGGAAAACTGAAAAAGGTTATCAGCCTAAATATCACCAAGAGAAGTCTGAGTTGGAATCTAAGGGGATGATGGTGGAATACATTGTTGTTGTATTCGACATGAAGGATTCCAACAATAAAGATTATATAACTGATTTAAAGAAGATAACATCATTAAGCTCAACAGGCTTAGTTGATAAGGAGCTGAGAAAGTTGGAGACTCTCAGAAGACTATATATAGAAATGAATTCTAAAATGGATCATAGAATGTATGGTTATATGTCAACTTTATTTTCAATAAACTTCGTGAACACCTCTCTCCCCTTTGAAACTATTGAATACTTAACGGAACCTGGGGTTGATGAGACTCCTTCATATTATTTGACAGGTGTATCACAGAACATTTTTAATAAGATCACAAGCTCTTGGCCTAGATTATCAGGAATGGTTGATGACCTCTCAAGCTCGGGCGATGATGAAGAATTTAACCTCAAGCTGGATGTGGTTAAGAATAGGTTCTCATTCGTCCAAGCAAATGACTCTCATCGTGGGCTGAACAACACTGAGTGGTCTTATGTGATTGCAAACATGGACAAATACAAGTTGATAAAGCACCTGTTGTTGTATGTAGGGGACATACCACATAAAGAAAGCAAGATGGATGTTGAATACTTTGATGTTTGTGCTAGGAACACAAGAGAAGTAAGGTGTGGGGAGAAGCTTCAATTTGATCATGATAATTCATACATGATACAAGAGAGATATGAACTGAAGGATTTGAATCATTTAAAAAATGTCAGCATACTAGACAATTTAAAGCCAAGATATTCTTCAAAAGACTATCATTTGAAATTGCAGGAATTGATGGATGAAGCATTCAGTGTTGAGGATTTTGAAGGCTTTTTGGCAAAAATGGAAAATAAGACTCCATTCATAACCAACATTGTTTGCAAGGAGCAATTCAAAGTTGCTTGTGCTGATTTTGGTGTCAAATATCAGAATGACAACAGATTTGATAACCAAAGTGAAATCAAAATCAGACACCAGAAGCCTGCATTCAGTTACCCTATGTTTAATGTCAATTCATCAAAATATGTGGACTACAGAACAAAAGACTTTGATTTTTTGGAAGGTCTATTGCACATCGAGTTAGGTCCATTTACTGACATTATAATAAAGAGGATATGTTCACCTAACTTTTCCTTTGGAAGTCAGCCAAAGGCAGTTCCAAAAGAAGCGGTTGAACTAATGTCAGAACAGACTAAACTACAAAGGTCCATAAATTCATTGAGGCAGGATCATTTTAATCTGACGAAACAATACAAGAAAGTGAAAGATATACCTGGGGGTGTTGAAATCATGAGCAAGCTGAAGGAGTTAGGGAAAAAGATAAAATCAATTGCACCTGAAGGCAAAAAGAATTTGAGCATGTTTAGATTGACAACAAAGAAGAAAAGTGAAACAGGTCAATTGTTTCAAGTAGAAATGGAACACTTTAAAAGAAAAGGGGAGAGATCCAGTTATAAAGGTGTTGGCAGATACAACCATGAGATTCTTCAATCTGAGTTTCTCTCAATATCCAAGGACCTTATATCGCCTAGTGAATTAAGCTGTCCGGATTTAATATATGATGAGCATGTTTCAGGTGACTGTCTCCTTTTGAATCAGTTAAAAAATGATTATGTTTCTGAGTTCAAAAGCAGTTATGAGATCATGAGGAACATGAACATATACCATAGCTCAGCATTTGTCAGCAGATTGTGTCATACTATAGCTTATTTTTCTCAAACATCTATAGGGGGTGATTACATAATGGCAGACAATTTGGGTTATAAAAACGTATTGCTGATCATGAAAGGAGGAAAGAAGATATTTAAGACTAAAAAGAGTAAATTGTTCCGCCTGATATTTCCAACTTATCAGAGTTGCATTAATTGGTACAGCAGGCATGGATACAATTCAAGCTTTAAGATATTCAAGGTCATGGAAGCTGAAAATCTGTGTATCACACCATGGATGAATATGGATGAGACTGCTTTGAATGATGGACTTACCTTCTTGAGCCGCACAATGGGTTACTCGCTGTTAAATAGTAATGGTAGTGACATAATATGCACAATGAATAAAGTTGTCTTCAACATACTGCTCGCCTACAACAACAGGAGGAAAGTTGAGTCAATGATGCATAATATGAGGTATTTGACTGTGAATTGCATGTCGGAGATAGCCAATGTTTCTAAAATGCTACCTGAAATGTCAGGATTCAACTATGACTTCTTTCAGTGCTACATCAGAGAATGCCTAAACTCAAAATTTTTTGATTATGCAAATAAATTGAAAGTTCTGCATGATGCAAAAGATGGCACATTCACTAGCAAGCTTTGTGAAATAGACTTAAAACATCTAATGAATCCTGATTTCCAAATCAAGACCATGGAAGATTTAACTCTGACCATATATTCAACTTTTCTGATGTCAAAGGCACCGACTAATCAAGCACTGGATCAGGCAGCCAACCTCAAAGATATGTTGGAAACACACATTTATCATAGAAACACGAGACCTAGTGATTTCCAATCACAATACCAGCAGACGACAGTGGATGCAAACAAGTGCGGTAATTTTGGAGAATATTGGAGCCAACTTTTCAAAAGTGATTTTCACTATGACCCTCATTATGTCAACCTTTTGGGATCATTTGCAGCAAGTTACATTAGAAACACACACACAGCTGATGAGCTTTCCAGTAAGTGGGAAAGCTTAGTAAAGCAGCCATGGGATTCAATGGCAAACACAAGTGGATTGAGAGGAGACCAGGGCAAAGAATTCTTTGGAAGGAAGGGTTACTATGTGGTTTATAAGAAGATTTTGGAACAACCTGAATTTCTAGACAAGGTAAATAAAATCCTGACTTCTGACTTACCTGATGATAAGAAAAAGAGGATGTTTTCTAAACTAAATCAAACTTTTGCAAGCAAAATGAACGAATTTGGTCTTGATGAAGTAGTTTTCCATGTTGTAGACAAGAAACAAAGAGGTGGCCGTAGGGAGATATTTGTCATGGATTACAAGACAAAATTGAATCAGCAGCCCATTGAAAAGTTCATAAAATATTTGTGTAGAATGTTTCCCAACGAGATGATTTCAATCCCTAGCAACAGAAGGCTGTTTCACATCCACACAAATGTCTTTGAAAGGAGGACAAGAGATGAAAATCAAGATTATAATGCAGTTCTAGATTGCAGGAGGTGGGCACCACATTCAGTTATAAACAAGTTCACTGATTTCATACTTGCAATGAGGGATGTTTTACCCGCAACATTCACCATACACTGCCTGAAATTTATGGAGGTCATGTATAAAAAGAAGGTTTACACCAGAGAATATGTTTATGAGATCTTAAAGAACAGCCAATCCACACCTAAAGAGTACCTTGATGAATTCATGAAAGATGAAAAGTCTGGTGGTTATTTCTTTTACATGCCATACAGTTGGATGATGGGGATATTCAACTACTTAAGTTCTTTACTTCATGTGGTGAATCAGATGCATGCAGCACATATGATTATGGTTGCAAGCACAAGAAGTGAAAAAGTTGCCACTCATTACCACATGATAGCCCATTCTGATGATAGTGCAGGAAAGATATTTACGAAGAGCTTGACATCTTTGAGAAGAAGCTTCTTGATATATGAGTGCCTCCTGAAATCCTGCAATCACATGCTCTCTGACAAGAAGTGCAACATTGGCAAAATTTATTTTGAATTCTTATCAATATTGTATGTATCAAACAGACTTCTATCATTACTGGCTAAGTATGTTGGTGCCTTCTCGTTTCATCCGACAGATAAAGGGTACTCAATGGATATCACTGAAAGTTACTCAAAATGCATTGAGTTGATTGCTAATGGCTCAACATTTGATAAGGCATACATTGCAATGAAAATTTACATAAAAATGGTACACAGGTTTTACTTTCAAAATTCACTTAGCACTGATTTGTATAATTTGCCACCCCAACTAATGGGTGTCCCTGACGCTCATCCATTGATGGTTTTGATAAGCGGGGCTGATTCTGATCTCATCAGGCTTAGGAGGACGTTGGGGCCGGAAAAATTCGCTGATCTGATATTTCTTAGCAAAAGCATAAATGACAGTGATGACATACAAGATTCATTCATGACTTCAACTGTAAGTACACCCAGCATAATTGTTAAAAGGGAAAATAAAAAGATGTCTGACAAAATCAACCCAGAATCCTACAGTGAAGGCATAAGTTGGGTTGTTAAAAATGTGAATTTGGAAAATACTGGTTCAAATTTAGTTAAGTTCCTCATGATGCTCAAAGACATAAACTTTTGTGCTTCTCTTCAGGATGAAACCATCACAAGGCGGATATCAAGGGCTTTCTATTTCAGGACATCAGCCTGTGTTGGCAAGGCAGGATTCAAGATGACATACACTGAAATGATGGAAATGATTGCAGTGTTCATGAATAAGGAACTTGTTTCAGAGATATGTGGAGATGTCAAGGCATTCCTGGATGATCTCATTTTGCAAGTTGAACTGTTCAAAAAGGCTGTAGGCACTGAAAGTGTTAAGATATTTGATCTAATCCATTCAGAAACAATTTATTTTTGTGATGCCATGGAAAAGGTTAGCTACAGGCCTGAACACCTGTCACTTAAACATAAAACATGTAAACCTGTCCATGTCAATGTTCAGAAAACAGGAACTCCTATACCGACAGATTACAGTCCTGAGGCACTTACAGCTTGGATAAAATACCCTGATACCAGGTGGCTGCTTCCCATATACGGTTACAGCTCCAAGCTTTCATTAATAGATTCATACCTGTCCAGCAACAGCCTAAGCATAGAATCATTTACAACAAACTCTCTGTATAGGTTGTTGTCAAAATTCAAACAAAAATATTTGAAAGAGATGTTTATTTATTCGAACATGCCTCATGGAGCAAGAGACATAAGCACTTACAAAGATGTCCTAATGTTTCTTGCCGAAAACAGTATGCATGACAAAACCATAACTAATATTGTATCCCCATATGGTAAGAGCATGACAAATCAATTCCCTGATGCTCTGGGTGAATTCTTGGATGATGAGTCAAAAAATGCTGTAGGCCTTTTAGACTTTTTTACGTCTATAATGGGGAATGGAAGGCTCATTAAGAAATTTGAGTGTATGGAGATGAACACTGATTTCTTAGGCGTTAAGACAGGTGGTTCTTCCAATACGCTTATGAGCAATTTGTATAAGAAATTTGAGAACAAATTTGGTCTTAACACTTTAGTTGCTCCACATTTCAAGAGCATAATGAACATGGGAAGGGAATGTGTCATTCACAACAAATCTCACCTCAGTAACAGCTATTACCACTGTTTTATAAAAAGGCAGTACCTCTTGGGTAATGTGTGGATTGGAACGGGTCAGCTTTTTTTCAACCTTGGCGGATTCCAAATGGTTCTGTATCTGGAGAATTCAAGTATACAGAAAATTGTGTGCAACTCTAAGTCTTATTCAATGAACAGGATAGACTTGTTATATGTGGAAAGTGTAATGCAGAAGGCACAACTAGGATCTATAAAGAATTCTTTGAAAACTGGAATACTCAGTGACTGGGAGAGGCCAAGGTTTGGGATTGATTCATTTGGGTGCTTAGGTGTCCATCAAACAAGATTATTGGAGGCCTTCATCAAAGACACTCAGTTTAGCTCCTTGTCACACCTACCTGTATCGCAACCAGAAAATAACTTTGTGCGGATGGAAAAGAGGTTGAGTTATGTCTTTAGCAGTGATGAGTTTACAGGGAAAAAATTTAGAGTGAAAACTTTTGAATCTGATCCTGGTTGCATATTGAGCTCACTCAATCAACTTTTCAGCAATGAAACAAACAGGAGAATACTTGACAAGACAGCTGAAGAGTATCAAACTTTCTTTGAATCATTTGTTGGTGAAGCAACAGAGATAGATTTGAAAGTGGATTTGAGAGATCTTGTTGAACATTACAAAATAAGTCAGCTGTACAAAATATTCAAAACACTCAGAGATTCGGAAAAAATAAGTTTCAGGAATCTAAGACTTAGGGAACCTAAATACCCAGGTCAAGAAGGTGGCCTCTTGAATATTCTTGTTGAGTACAAGCAAATGACACCAGATTTCAGATTCAACTTCGAGAACATAATAACACCCGAGCTGATGTATTTGAAATCTTCCCAACCTGAGGCATTCATAAGTGACCTTGTAGGGAATGTGAAAGCAAAATTTGAAAGTCTGTACAGTGAAACTGACAAAAGGCAAATAATAAGATCGCTCAATGCGATAGTGAAATCAAAGGATGAGGAGGAGAGAACCACAAAATTGATAAACACTATGACAAGCTGGGGTTACGTAGGGGTCATGGGCTCAATGGAAAGTTTTATTAGTGCCAAACTTGAGACCGCACATGAAACATTCATTTTTGATCCAGACAATGAGACACTCGTTTCATTTTCAAAACAAGCCTACAGGGTCTTTGTTGAATCACTGTTGAAATCATGCAGTGAACTGGAATATTACCCCTCAGGCTTTTATTTGGGCACCCACTTGCCAAGGAGTGACAATGAAATGGAGATGTTTTTATTGAGTCATACCCATCTGCATGTGCTAAGTAGCTATAATGATACAACAGATAACCATTACACAATACAGCTCTCTGATATTTATCTTTCAGAAATAATATCAATCTTGTTCAGAAATCCTGAATTTAGGCATAGGATTGAACTCTGCTTTGAAGAATATCCGATTCTATCTTCATTGGATATAATGTCAATGTCCAGTAATGATTTTGCAATGATAATGAGTAATTGTTTAAATACTTATGTCGACGGCTCTCTATCAGAGGAATATTTAAGTATCGAAAGTAGCAACCCAAGGTTTAATGATGACTTTATTCTGCCTTATACCAAAACAAGGGACTTCTTGAATGAGATAATAACATTTTCAGCCAGGAATGTGAGACTGCATGGGATGATAAGTTTGGAATTGTTTCATTTCCTTAACAAGAGCCATTTGATAGAATACAAAAATACAGCTTACCTCATAAACATAAGGACTTGTGGACTATCTGATAAGAAGATATTTTTCAATCCTGAGTACTTATTGGAAAATGCACTAGATGATGAGTTTATAAAAAGTGAAGAAGGTTCAGAGTTTTTATCTGAGCTGTGCATCGTTCCTTTGGAGGACTATGTGAAAGAGATGCCTATTACTTATAAAGAGTTTTATGAGCGGAGGTCATATGTCAAAACAAGAAGGGGTAAGGGTTATGTCAAATATCTTAACTTCAAGGCTGTCAGTATCATAGGCTGTGGTACATCATCAAACTGCATGATGAGGCTGAGACAGATTGGTGAAAGTCTTCTGATAATAACTGATAGAATATTTGCAGAATTCCTCACACTTTCAGGCAGTGATAAATTCAAGTTTTTCAAACCTAAAGAACAGCCTTGGTACAATAAGAGTTTAGTATCATTTGACCATTTGATGTATATTGTATGGGACTCAAAGCCAGTTGATTCAGGGATGTGGTCTTATTTATTGAACAGCGAGAACATAAACATTAACGATTTTGCACATCAAGCAGGGTTGCACATGACAACAACTTACAGGGATTACATGGGGAGCATAGAGGAAGAGTTTTTCAAAAACCCAACATTGGAAGAAATACTTCAAAAGTTTAGTGAAGAAAATGAGTGGGCAAACAAATTGAAAGCCAAACATGGAGACAACTTCTTTGATGATGATGATGAGGATAATGATGAAGAGGAGAAAAAAGAGGCCATCCTGAGCAAAGCTGATCAGCTATTGATGAGATTAAGGGCCGCAGGAACCAGTAACGATTTTTATGAAAAGTATTCAAAATTGATTGAGAGAACAAGGGATAGCAGAGAAATCCTGAGTTCTGATAATATGGGAATGGTTATAGAATCCATACTTGGCTCAGAAAATGTCAGAGGGAAGTTGTTAGAATCTATAGACTCTACCTTAGGTATGATTAAAGACTCACAGACAATAGAAAAAGTTTGGCAGATACCAGGAGTATATTCAACAGGCAAACCCAGTGACAGTTTCATAAAGAACCGTTCATTGAAAGACAGCAGAGTTAGGGCAGAGATAGAGTCTGTCTACCAGGGATTTACAAATAAAATACTTTCTAGCAATTTAAGAGTTAGCAGCAGCATGAGGTCTGATTTTTCCAGGCAAATAAAACTATGCAGAATGTACGCCAAGAACTCAAAGAAAAATAGCCCAAACAAGATGTTTTTGATAGACTTAATAGTAACTATATCAAATGATGCCTGGACCACTGATGAAGATAATCCTGACAATTCTGCATTCATGGATCTGATGATAAAACTGAACAGAATGATTGTAGATGATGAAGAAGAAGAAGACTCAGATGATGATGTTTACAATTATGCACCAGACAAAGGAATGCTGAAGTATAGAATATTCAATTAAGTGGGAGAGATGATACAATTAAGTTTGTCACTAAACAGATTATCTATTGATTATTGTGT